ATTAAGCATAATTAACCCATCCTGCTCCTCGTCATTAGTTAACGTCTGGCCCTGATACGTCACACCAGCTAAAAGAAATGCCGCATTTATGATCGTTTCAGCTTTCATTTACCTTTTCTCTTTTTCCCTGACTTCGATAAACTCTCTTTAAGTATAGCATTTTCGGACATTAATGTCTCAATTGTTTCCTTGTATTCAGTATCCGACTGTGCGCGTCCAAGTCTCATTGCCTCTTCAATCTTACCCTCGGTATCAGTCACACCCTTGTTATAGGCGGTTTCAAGTTCAGACTTCATGTCTATAGTCTGAGGAACTTCAATCTCAACAGCGGGTTTAGCTGGAATAGGTCTATTGCTCCACCCATTCTCCATACTTGGCTCATCACCCTCATTATATGTTTTTGCACCCGTTAAATTGGTTTTAGTTACCAAAGACTCGTGATACATTGTCACTCTACGTTGAACTTTTGTCATAATCTATCCTTTATGTAAAGGGGAGAGGTTTCCCCCTCCCCTAGAGACTTAAGGAGTCTCAACCGTAACAGTACAGCTAGTCAACGCAACATCTGTCGATGCCCCAGTCGTAGCAGTTACCAAAATGTAATAAGCCTCACCTATCGCAACAGTTTGAGTCAATCCAGACTCAGACTCAGCAAACACTGAATCAGCCGTTACAGACACCTGAGTAATACCAGAACCAAGACCAGCCCCTACATTAGCAGCGGCAGTAATGGTGTTCTTGTACAACTGAGCGTCTACAGTCGCGGCGTTGCCACCAGACTCTATCTGTCCGTTGACAGAAAAAGCCGTAATAGTGTCACCGATCAATAGACCTGTAACAGAAACTATCAACGTGTCAGCAGTAGCGGAAGCAGCTAGCGTAGCAAGCTCTCCGATATCAGTCACGGCGTCAGCAACAACCCATCCAACAGATGTAGTTGCGCCAGTTTTAGCCGGACCAGTAAGCATGATCTCCCGTGAAGAAGAAACATTCTCGTTAAACTGGTCAGCATTACCCTGTCCACCGCTTAATCCAGTGCGGGTAATCGTATCATGATGTTCAGTAGTCATAATGTCCTCCCTATCCCACGATCCTGCAGGCAAGCTGCGGACGAATAGTTTTAAAGCCGTACAGGACATCAATTCTCATCGGAAATTTATCCGTATTAATATCCCAATCCCTGACACACCTCATAGAGATACCATCAACAGTCTTGCGAGCAGCCATATCAACGCCTCGTGGCATTTCAAGATCAGCCGTTACGAACGCAAACGCATCTTTATGATACGCAATACTGTTCGGGTTAGTAGCCGAAGCAACGCCCGACAATGTTACGAACACTATCGCGTCGTTGTTAGCAGGAGCAGCAGCCACATTCTGTTTCGGGCCATCCGTATAAATCGGAGGTTCGATAGAAAGCGTTACAGCACCCGCACCATCCGCTGTAGCATCCGCTGTCACAACAAAGGTTTTAAGAAACCCATAATCAGACTTAGTCTCAGGATGAACAGCGTTTACACTAGCAATAGTGAATACTGTACCCTTAGTCATAGTGGCTGAAGCGTCAAATCCTCCCACAACTAAGCTTGACCCGCTCTGACCAGCCCCATTAACTACCGGAGTAGTCGCATCCTGAGTACCACTGGTATGGTTTGGAATAAGATTGTTCTCATACCATTTAAACCCACCATGAATACCTACCAAGCCTTCTTTGTACTGCTTGGCAATCTGGTCACTAGACTGGAACAGGCCTTTAAGGACATCCGTCATAGCTGACATTGTTAGCGAATCCGTCTGTAAAGCCCACTGCCCATCTTGAGGAGCAAGAGACTGAACCATCTTCGCTCTAGCATCAGTAATAACCTTATAGGTAGCTGGAGTCGTCCCAGGTGTGCCTACAATATTATAAACATCCAAAGCCATTGTCAGCGCATCAGCCTCAATATCAGATGCCAGGACTGACATAGCAGGCGTAATGTGCCTTTCAGAAAACTCGTCAATGCTCATGGTCAACTCTTCCGAACTGAACACGAACCCAACATGTTTCTGAGTCGCCAAAGGAAGGTCAACCTTTGTCGAAGTTGTATCTTGTAGATTCAACGCCGCACCGGTTGTAACGGTATATTCGTTCGGAAGTCTTACCCTTAACGGACTTCCTATTTTCGCTCCTGATTGAGCAAAACTCTTGTCATACTGGCGGTTAATACTGCCAATAAACGAAAGGTTTGCATGTAGAACACGCAACGCTTCATTCGTTATCATGTCTACGGTTAAATTAGTATTAGCCATCTAAAATCTCCTAAATCACGCCCCGTACTTTTCCTTGTTACGTCTCTTAATCCATTCTTCGTCACTCAGTTTCCCGTTGACGTTTCCTGAACCAGAACCTACAGGAGTGTGCGGTTTTGGCGCATTTGTTACTTTTTTAGGAACAGGATCATTAAGTTTCTGTGATAATTTACCAATTTCCATAACAGCTCCATAAGGGGTCATAGCAGCAATACGTGCGGATTCATCAGGGTTTTTACCCAAATAATACCCAACCGCAGGGCCATTCTCTGACACCATTACAGCCTCAATCATTGCTTGTGAACGCGGTGCGCTCAATGCAACATCATAAAAATCAGGGTTATCAACAGCAAACTCTTGAACGCTCTTGTCCCATTTTTCCTCAACACTCTTTTGCGCCACACGTTCTTGAACAATTCGATCGTTCTTATCCCTCTCATTTAAAGCGGTCTTTACAGCTTCATTCGCGGTGCGTTTCGATACCTCAGCGTAATACTGAGCGTCAGTCTCGAAATCATCCACATCAAGCGGTTTGACCACCTCCTTGGGAGTTGGAACAACATCGTTCTTCTTCATAGCCTCCAGTTGACCCCTTAAATAAGCGGAATCCCTTTCAGCTTGTCTCTGTGCGGCAACAGCCCGATCTATCCTCTTTTGAACACCACTTTTGGGTTCGGCGGCGGGTTCTGCCGTGTCATCGGGTTCATTCTCGGGAGTGGTCGAATCCTCCTCAACTACTGCGACCTCTTCTACTTGCGTCGACTCATCCGATTCCTCGGTTGCAGGCTCAACGATTTCCTGATCTTCCATCTCTCATTCTCCTATTGTGGTTGCTGTTCGCCAGGGTTTTGCGGCCCTGTACCGCCTATCATCATTTGATATATCTGTTTCATTTTTTCGCCCACCTCTTGTGCGCCAGGGAAGTCACTGTTCGTGAATATCTCAGACGCTAGACCAGCTTTCATCATATCGGGTAGTTCCCTCATTGCGTCGATCATGAATTCACGGGTTTCCTGTCTCTGAGTGGTGTATGAAGGCCCAACTTTAGCCCTGACATCGTATCGACCAGTCGTCAAATCATACTTTTTAGTCTCTATCTCGGTATATGCTTCGCCGTTCTCATCAGTTTTTTCAATCTCTTCCGAAAACTCTTTATTTATCTGTACTAACTCCTGCTCATCATCCGGCCCCAATATTCTCACTACTCGTTCCGTGTCGTAGATACTAGGTATTAAATCAACCATAATCCGCGCTGCCTGGCTTACCGATGCCGCTAAGTTGTCGGAAAAAGCGAAGTTAGCAATATCACCTTCCATTTTCCGTTCTCTAATAGCCTTGCCACTCGTCTCGTTACTTCTTGCCCCTAAACTAGCGTCATAGATGTTTGTAGTGGCTTTCATGTCATCTACAGCCATCTGAGCTTCAGTAAACATGGCAGAACTGCCCATAGGCGGAGGTTGCCTTTCAGGTCTTGGAACACCTTCTTTGTGATTATAAATTAGGAATGGTTGGTTTGACTGGTTCGCTAAATTCCATTGTGATTCGTGGTTCTTAAATTGCTCTGCTGTACCAATATATGGAGCCTTTGGCTGTAAAGCTATAAACTCTGTAGAAGCTGACTTCCAATAGTTATACTGTCGTTGACTGTCTTTAGCGTGACGAATAGCCCCTCTCCGCCTTATCTCACCATCCACAATCACAGTCTTACCATAAACAGGAATTACAGGGATGTATTTACCAGCCCACTCATCCGGCCCCTCAAGTACCTCAGAACCCGATATTTTGGCGTACATAACCTGACTTGAGGTAACTTCACGCTCATCCTTAACCGTCAAATCAAGCATCGCCATAAACTCTTCTTCTAACTTCTCAACATCATCCATAGAAGGAGGAGGATTTAATTTGTCTTTAAGCCTGATATATAACTCTTTCGTTAATTCTGACTTTTTAACAGATGTTCCGTCACTCAATAGCAATAATTGATGCGTTTTTGTGTCATCAACCCAATAATAATCAGCTATCTTGACTTTATCCTCCATATACCAGTTAGAATACAAATCACCAACAGTTATAGCCTCTTCAAAGCTCATTACCTCTTTATCAGGATATCGACGCTTAAACTCGTCTCTAGTAACCTCTTCAGTCACAAAAGCCCATTTAGCGTCTGAACCGTCAATCAATTCAGCTGATGGGTCAATATAAACAGTGAAAGGATTGCGGATATAAGCTAAATATATCTCTTGTTCAAAACTGTCATCTGATACGTACCTCGTTAGTACCCTAAAAGCCCCATAGCCACATTGGACAGCCGATTCACCAGCTTCCACATATACCCTTTGAGCTTTACTCGTATATTCAATGTTACGGATAATACCTTCGTATATTTCAGCCGTACCAGGGTCACCTTGGTCATCTACTGGAATAACATCGGCCGACATCTTGTTTTGCCGTAAATCACCAACTATCTGGTCTATAAAACTTGGAAGGCGATTAATAGTAAGACAAGGACGTTTATCGTCTTCCCTCTCCTTTTTTAAACTATCAGGCCATTGGTCACCATCAAGAAACCGTAGATCATCTAATGCCTCTATCCAGTTATCCTGCTCAAATGCCGCTACCTCATTAAACCGTTCAACAGCTAACTTGTTGATCTCTTTAATTGCTATCGTCATGACATCCACCCATGCGAGCCACGGTAAGATTGTCTACCACCGCTCGATTGTGGTAACGCATCCTCTTTATATCCCATAACGCCATAGCCGAAAGAATCAGCAGGGTGGGAAGCCCAATTATGTAATGGTTTGTTCATATAGACTTTACGCTCATCGTCCCATTTCTTTGTATATGACTTTAACGCTTTGATGCCATCGGCGCATTTAACCTTGTCAAACCTACACTTCGATATATGGTTGCGAGTAGCGTCTATACGATCCTCTATAGAATGTCTATGGACAATCTCGTAATTAATGCCTAATGCGCTGGCTATTTGTTTACGTGTCTGACCGTTACCTGAGTAATCACGGCTATTCATATCATGTGGGGCGTAATGAGTGTGGTAGGTAAATGGTTGGTTCTTTTTATGTTTAACGAAATGTTGAACACCTTCATCGCTTTTCTCGTAATAATCAATGTAATTGAACCAAGGGCCAGAGACTTGGAAAAACCATGTGACGTTCATATCACCCGTGCCTATATCGTCCGTTGTGTATACAGGCAAGGCAGGATCATAAGGCAATTCTTGTATCCTACCCTCTATTTCAGCTAGTTCTATCTCTTTACCGTAGTACGCACCTTTCATTGATGCTGAAAAACTACACTCATACTCTTGATTGTAGGTGTCCTCGTCCATGATATCCCTAGCGGCTTTAAGCTCATCAGGGGCAATTAAGCCCGTTTCACTAGCTTTGTGTACAGCGATATACCAGTCTTCATTGTTTTTCACCTTCTCGTACAAGTCAAAGAACTCATTGGGGCCATTAGGTGTGCCGGATATGATCGCATACCCTTGCCTATCAGATAACGCAGGACGGATAACTTGAGCCAGTAACGTAGGTTTAATCTGTCCATACTCATCAATTCCTACCCCGTCAAGGTAGATACCACGTAGTATATGAGGGTTATCAGCTCCATACAGTCTCACACGGCCACCATTTGGGTAGTCTGCCCTTAACTCAGCTTCGTTGAACGTAACGCCAGGGATAACATTTGAGTAATATTTAAGGTAATCCCACGCTATTTGCTTAGCCTGAGAGTAAAATGGAGCTATGTAACCGAACCTGGGTTGATGTTTAGTACAGCTAAGAGCGTCTTTAATGAGCTGATTGATGATTTTGACCGTCTTACCATACCGTCGATGACAGACTAACAGGTTCCACCGCTTCATATTCTCGTGGAAATGACGCTGTAAAGCCCGTGGTTTGTAAGGAATAGTGATTCTTTGTGGTTCTAGTTCAGTTGTTATCATGCTAGTTATACACAAGCCTTATCGGGATGTTTACCCCCTGGGCCTCACTCACTACTACATTGATTTTATTGACTACCTTGCAAACAGCCATATTGAGATAAAACACGCCAAGGAGTGGGTGTTTATCCACAAAATGGAGCAGTTTAGGTGATTTAGCCTGATTATCACTCATTTATCACCTTTAACCACAGTGTAAACTTTAACCACACCATCACGCATAGGACAAGTATCAGGTGGGGATGTGTTACTGCCATTACCATAATCACAGTGTTCATGCGTCATCCCACATTTATCTGCATGGAGGTCATAACCTTCTACCGGGCAATAACTATAGTTATCAGTTGTATGGC